ATGGTATGACTGCTAATCCACCCATAGATGTAAGAATGGGTTTCGCAGATAAAATGAAAAAACATCACCCTAATCGTAATTTTGGTGAATATGAAATTAATCGAGTACAAGGTGAAGTTAGACGTGATGTACATGACAAGCCAGAGTTAAAATATAATGTATATCAACCTTTTCTAAATGTAAACAAAAGATTTGTTGCTGGAGTATTCAAAGAAAATAATTTAATGGACGACTTATATCCCATAACAAGATCGTGTGTAGGTGGTAGTTGGCAAACAAATAATTTTACAGAATGGTGTTGGCAGTGTTTCTGGTGTTATGAAAAAGATTGGGCATTCAATGAAGTATCTGATAGTTAGTGGCGATAGTAATACTGATGCTAATTTTAATTCTGTATCTCACCCAGATATGGACTTTAGTTATAAAAAGTGGCCTGAATTATTAGGAGAGAAACTAGGTATGAAAGTTATCAATTTGGGAAATTGTGGTTCAGGTAATGAATATATCTATACATCTCTACGAAATGAAATAGTTAAGATAAAGGATAAAAGTGAAATTGGTTTAGTTATTGCTGCTTGGTCACAAGCACCTAGAAAAGATTTTAAAAAAGGTTACAATTGGCCACTGAAAATTGGAGATGTAAGAGTTGATCCTCATGGTAATTTACTATGGTGGGTCGAAAGGTCTTTAGGATATTATTTAGATTTTCAAATACTATGCGAAAGATATAATTTACCTTATGCTCAATTTCAAATGATAGAACTTTTTGAACATTATTTACAAGGTTTGTGGCCTAGTGAAAAAGAAGTCTTTGAGGGAATGGATCCTGATGTTCAATCCAAATATCCAGGGAATAAAACAAAAGATGAAAGAATAATATGGCAAATGGTACTAGAATATGAGAAGATATTAGATACATCTAAATTTATGGGATGGCCTCCAGTAAAAAAATTTGGAGGATGGAGATTTAAAGATAAACTTGATATATGGACTAATAGACGTTCAAAAATAAGAGTATCACCTTTGGATAACCACCCGAATGAACTAGGACATATCGCTATTTGTGATAAGATAAATATACTATTACAAGAATATAATATAATAGAAAAAAAATAATGGACAGTTGGCATAAAGATTACGTACTAAACAAAGAAGAATACCTAAAACTTTTTGATACTACTATGCAAAAAGAACAGGAAACGAATGTTGAGTTTTTAGAGAAAAGTCTTATGAAACTAACAGGAAGAAACTATGCTGTTGTTTGTAGTAATGGAACAGACGCCTTACACTTCTCATTAATCAGTCTAGGTATCAAACCAGGCGATGAAGTTATTACTACAAACTTCTCTTGGATATCTACAGCGTCATGTATATCAATGGTTGGCGCAACTCCTGTGTTTTGTGATATTGATATATCGTCTTATCACTTGTCACTTGCTAGTATAAAGAATATGTATTCGAATAAAACAAAAGCAATTGTATATCCACATCTATTCGGTAACATGTCAGAAACAAAAGATATAATAGATTTTTGTAAAGAAAAGAATATCGCATTTGTAGAAGACGCTGCTCAATCAATAGGTGCCAGTTTGAATGATGTAAAGGCTGGGTCAATTGGCGATATCAGTACATTAAGTTTCAATGCTAATAAAGTTATCGCTGGTATTTCTGGTGGTGGTGCTGTATTAACAGACAATAAACTACACGCTGAAACAATTAGAAAATTAAGAAAACATGGTAACAATGAAATGTTAGGTTATAACTCTAAAATGTTATTAATGAATGCTACGTTTATAGATCATAGATTAAAAAAGATAAATGAATATCAAACAAAAAGACAAGCAATTGCTAAAAAGTATGATGAACAATTAAAAGACTATGTGATTATTCAACCAACAACCAATGGTCTTAATCATAACTATCACAAGTATGTTATCAGATTACCAAACAAAAAAATTAGAGATGAGTTAAAAGATAAACTTAACGCAAAGGTTCATTACGATAAACCTCTATCAGAGAATATAATGTATAACTCTATCTATCACAGAACGGATAGTATGTATAACTCTAAAACAACAAGTAATACTATATTGACTTTACCTATTGATCCTTTTATGACAGACGCCGAGATCAGTAAAGTTGTTAATATAATTCTTATTGTATTAGACCATGAAGAAACTAAATTTTTAAACAACATGAAGAAACTGATAGGTGATGATTATATAGATGAAAGTCTAATCAGTGAAACCACTGAACCAATCTATGACTATATAATAGAGAAGTGTTTTCAAACACCAGGTTATGTTGAAGAAGTGACATTTAACAATCCTAGAAAAATAAAGATCGCATTTAATAAATTTTATGAAAAGCTTAGAAGAAATACAAAGTAACTATTTGGCGATAGACTTCTTTCTATCTATGTCCTGTAATAAGGACTGTCATTACTGTACAAGTTATACTTTAGAGATGAGAAACCTTACTGTTGATATGGATTTCTTAAAACAAACGTTAGAGTTCCTAAAAGATTACAAAGTCAGAGTTAATCTATTAGGTGGTGAGCCTGGTTTAATTAAAAATTTAGATGAAGTGATTAATGAGATTAAGAAGTATCCTAATTTTGTTTGTTCAGTATTATCTAATTCATTTGTAAGAAAGAGATATCCTCATATACTAGAAGACAAAGATATACTGTATGTTGAACATAATATATTGGATTGGTATGAAGATGGGGTTAAGAAATTAGGTAACTTTGATTTTGTTCCTGAAAATGATATGAATAATTATAACGTAGTAGTTAGAACACCAAACTATTATGCGTTCAATCACTTGTATCCTGAAATAATAAAAAAACTAGATCATAAGAATACTATGTGGAAAGCTTTCAATGGTAGATCAAAACTATTTACAGATGTAATACAAGCAGCCGAGATTGATCGTAAGATGTGTGCTTCTTTTCCTATGGTACCAGTTATAGATTTTGAGAAAAGACATATTGTTCATTGTAGTAAAAAGTTTGCTAACAATACTGAACTATCTAAGACATTTGATTTAACACAAGAAAATGTGGATAAGATGATGAACTTTCAACTATTCAAATACGAAAGTTATTGTGTAACTTGTACAGAATGGCAACAACCAAAAGGTCATTTTCCAATAAGAAAATATGCGAGGTTATTAAATGATTGAAGACGTATATAAAAAAAGAAAGAAGGTATAAAAAATATGATAGAAGACTCACTAAAGAATAGAAAACATGTGTGTGATTATGATACAGAAATAATACCAAAAATAACAGAAATAAAAGAAATACTAAAAATTGGTTATTCATTAGTAACATCAAAACAAAAAGCATATCCTTATCAAACTTTTGTTTTAGGACAAAATGCCGATCGTAGTAAAAAACTGTGGAATCTATGTGAAGGAAATAAGATCAATACTGATATAGCAAAACTTGGAAAGGCTGGAAAAGCATATAGATCAAATCAAGGGTTATATCATATTTATTCAGCACCCTATACTTTAATAACAACACCAAGAATTGCACCACCTAATGCATTTCATAGAGAAGCATTTGATTCAACAAACTCTTATTGGGAATTAGAAGATCCTAAGTTTATTAATCGCAATAATAGAGAGTCTTGCGCTATAGAAATAGGAATGTTAGCAAAAGCAATAACTGGAGCAGTTTTAGATAGAGGTTGGGACACTTCATACAATGTTTGTTTTCCATCTAATATAGAGGCTTGGAAAGATTGGCCGTTTATAGATTTTTATCCAGCACTTATTCAAACCATAGGTAAAGGCAAAAAATATCAATGGGAATATAAGAAAAATGGATCAATAGATATAAACAAAGATACTGATCCTCCTTTTGAAACAATATTTAAATTTATAGATGAGAATAATGAGTAATAAAGATAAAGAAAAATTAAATGAGTTAGACCCAAAGTGTTTTGATCGAAGACAACACAATTACGGTTTTACTAATAGAGGTGAGTTAATACCATGTTGTTGGTTAGACAATCAAAACAATAGATTGGATCCATCATATCAGAAACTATTATCAGTTAGTAATATTAAAGAACATGAGAGTATAGAAGATATACTACTACAACCAGAGTGGATTGAGTTTAATAAAAATCTAGCAAAAGGAAAAGGGTTTCCTCAATGTCATAAAATATGTAAAAAGGAAGCAAAGTTTCAAAGACAAACAATATATGAACCTGGCCATGAGAAAAGGGTAAAGGATACATAAGATGAATACTCTATTTAACAGACGAGGAATTAATATTGATATCACACACAGGTGTCCGTTAGAGTGTAAAAGATGTCAAAGATTTACTTCATTTACAAGTAAGGGTCTAAAGGTTCCTGGTGAAGATATATCTATTGAAGATTTTTCTAAAGTGCTTGACTTTTTTACTCATATAAATTTTTGTGGTCAAGTATCCGATCCTGTTCATCACCCAAAATTTGTAGAGTTATTAGAAATGATACGTGAGAGAAAAGATCACTCAACTAGTGTTCATCACGCATCAGCGGCTAAACCTTTAAAGTGGTATCCTAAAGCCTTTGAGGCAAATCCAAGAGCTCAATGGTGGTTTGGTATTGATGGTTTTCCTAAAGATAGTCACAAGTATAGAACTAACCAAGACGGTGAAAAATTATTTGAAATAATGAAAGATAGTGTTAAGTATTTAAAGAATACACCAATATGGCAATTCATTGTATTTAACTTTAATGAAAATGATATTGAAGCATGTAGAGATATGGCAAATGGTATAGGTGTTAAGTTTATTGTTATCAATTCATCAAGGTGGATAGGTCCAAATGATCCTTTAAGACCTACGAATAAAAACCTAAGTTTAGATAGAACTAAAAGCAAAAAAGATTATAACCTATTTAGAACCTTATAATGAAAATATATTCAGTAGCATTAAACTTACATGATCATAATACCTATGATGGTGTGTGGCATAATCAAAGAGAACGAGAAACTAGATTTAAACATAATCTACCCTATCATGCTGAAGCGTATGCTCATCAATCAGATATACTTAATCCAGCAGACTATCGTTTAAATGATGAGTTTGTAAAAGAGTATTACAAAAAGACAGATGGTGTTCTAGCATTCACTTACACATATGGTGGTATTAGAATGTGTAAAGATATATTACCAGAAGATATATTTGATTACGAACCTAAAAAATTATGGGACCATTATTTTAAAGATGATCTTTACTTTATAGACCATCATCAATCACACGCTACATATGCCTTTCTTAATTCAGGCTATAAACAATCAGACATATTAGCGATAGATGGTATAGGGTCAAAATATAGATGTGTATTCTTTGATAAGGACCAGAACTTAATTGATCTATCAGATAAGTTACCAATTGGTTGGTTATGGAATCATATGTCTAACTTGACAGGATTTGGAACACTAGGCGCAAGTAAACTTATGGGTAAAGTTGGTTATGGAAAATATAATCAATACTATTATGATACATTTGAAACTATATTAGACGGACCTATTACAGAAAAGAAACAAAAACGTTTTGAACATATACGATTAGATAGTATAGATGACTTGGCATTTACTCTACAGAAATTTACAATAGATAAGATAAAAGAGTTTGTTTATCCTCTAAAGTCTTGTGATAATCTATGTATCGCAGGTGGTGTAGCATACAATGGTTATATGAATGAAGAATTTACTAAACACTATACTAATGTTCATGTTCCACCAGCAATAGGAGACGAGGGACAGGCCATAGGGGTGTATCAACATGCTGATTATACTTTGAATAACAATATACATGTTGCTGAAACATTTGCTGGTAAAGAGTATGATTATGTTGGGGAAGAAAGAGTTAATTACAAAGAAGTCGCTCAAGCAATCGCCGATGGTAAGATAGTGGGTTGGTTTCAAGGTAAATCAGAAAGTGGTAATCGAGCATTAGGTAATAGAAGTATATTAGCTGACCCTCGTAATCCTGATATAAAAGATATTATCAATAGCACAATTAAAATGAGAGAAGACTTTAGACCATTCGCACCTGCTGTATTAGAAGAACATTATAAAGAATATTTTGATACAAATAGTCCTAGTCCTTACATGAGTAGAATATGTAAAGTTAAGTCTGATAAAGTGCCAGGTATAACTCATATAGATAACACTGCTAGAATACAAACTGTCAATAAAGAATTTAACGAAAAGTTTTACAATATTATAAATGAGTTTTATAAGATTACTGGTGTTCCTATGTTATTGAATACAAGTTTTAATTGTCAGGAACCTATTGTAGAAACACCTGAACATGCTATAAGAACATTTAAGAAAACAGCGTTAGACTTACTTGTTATAAATGATTGGATAATAAGAAAATGATAGATTTAGAATTATTTAAAAACATAATGGCAGAGGCCAGACATAATGATGATCTTTTAGATTCATATAGTCCTAATCAGTTTAAATCTAAACAAAGATTAATTAAGCATATTAGAGATCAACTAATATTAAAAATGAATTCAGAAATAGTAATTTTTGGTGGTTGGTATGGTAGTATATTAATACCTGCATTTAAAGAAGTAAAAAGAATTACATTAATTGATAAAGATAAAGATGTTATAGGTATAGCAAAAAATAGATTATTTAATCATTATAAAAATGTAGATTTTATATGTGATGACGTATTTGATTGGGCACCTGTTTCAAGCAGAATAAAAAAAACAGATTTAATAATTAACACCTCTTGTGAACATATGCGTTCAATGAAGGAACTTGAACTAAATACTGAAGCTTATTTTGCTTTTCAATCTAATAACATGTTAGATATAAAAGGTCATATTAATTGTGTAAATGATTTAGATGATTTTAAAAAACAACTACCTACTAACACAAAAGTTTTAATTGAAGATAAGATTGAAGATGATAGAGGAATTAGATTTATGCTAATTGGTAAATATGAAAAGAATAATCTATAGTTTTTATATTGATATTCCCAAAGATGAACTCGATATATTTGATAAAAATATACTTAAAGAAAATCACACACCTATAAATTATGTAACTAAAAATGCATTTAAACAAAATTATACTAAATTGATAGCTTGTAAACAATGGTATGCTGATCAAATAGGTGTGCCTTTTAAGATGTTTGAATATGATACTAATTTTATATTATATAAAGACAAATTAAAATCACAATATCCATTTCTTACAACCTATAATGTAGTTAATTTTTATAAATTACATTTACTATATGAACTATCTAAACAATATGATGAAATATTATACTTAGATTTTGATGTTGTGCCTATGAAATCAGACAACTTTTTTGAAACTTGGGATTTATCAAAAGGTATAGCCATTCATCACAACACACACAAAGTAATTAAGATGGAAGCGGTAACTGAATATTCACAAACTATTCGTAGTCCAACATCAAAATACTATAATACCCAAGCAATGTTGTTAGATAGAGGTTTAAATCCTGTACATAAGGTTGTAAACACAGGTATTGTTGGTGTAAGTAAAAAACATTTACAAGAACTTAAATACTTTGATAATTTTGATTCGGATATGAAAGAAATGTCTAGCTTAACAAAAGGCCATGATATGTTTCCAAAAAAAATAACAAACTTTTTTGGTTGGGATAATGAAACACTTTTTGCAGTTAAACTTGCAGAAAACAAAGTGAATGTTCAATGGTTAGATGATAATTGGCACTATTTTTTTTCAACACAAGGTTTTATACCAAAAAAGGTAGTACTATGTCATACTATTAATAAACAATTTGATGTTGTTTGGAGAACATATAATGCTTAAAATATGTACTGTATATTTCAAAGGTTTCTACACACCCGACTATGTAAGTAAATTATATAGAAGTCTAAAGAGAAACAGTACAGTACCTTTTGAGTTTATATGTTTGAGTGATACAGACGTTGAGGCCGATTTAGTATTACCTTATAACCATCACAGTAGTATAAAGAAACACTGGCACAAGTTAAAGTTTTTTAGTCCTCAATTTGGAGGTCAAAAACCAGGCGACAATATTATCATAATGGATATAGATCAAGTTATTACAAATAATATTGATGATCTTTTAAATCACCCTGTTGATGATAACGAATTAGTATCATATGGACAATGGTGGAACAACAACGCTTTAAAACTAAATGGTGGTTTTTATAAGTTTAAATCAGGTAGTCTAAAAAGTATATGGGACGACTTCTCATTAAATCCACACTTTTGGCAACTAAATTATTATAATAAAGGTATTGTTCATCACAAATACTATGGAGAACAAAACTATGTAAATTGGAAAGTACAAGAACATAATATAAAATTAACACTAACACCTAAAGAGTGGTTAGGAAGACACACAGATAATACTATGGATAATGTTGAATTGAATAAGATATATTCAAAGAAGTTTGATACAGACTATATGATACTTGATGATGTAAATGAAAAGATTAAAGTTGTTCATTTTACAGGTGTTGGTAAAACTATACATGACCACAAAGAAGACTTTATAAAGAAACATTGGCTATGAGAATAATTTGTTGTAGATTTGGTGATAAGTTTACTCAATGGCATGTTGACAACTTAAAACATATGATAGATGAATACTCTGGTCTAAAATATGATAGTTTTGAAGTTATTGAAGATAACCTATATGGCAATTGGTTTAATAAGTTTCAAATGTATGATAGATTTAGAGATGGTGAGAATTTATACTTTGATTTAGATATGCTTATCTATGATAAGTTACCTAATCTAATTAGAAAAAACTTTACACTACTAGACGACACATGGTGGAGAGAGCCTGCTCACACACCCCTAAACTCGTCTATTGTATCATGGACTGGTGATGTATCTTATATATGGGATAAGTTTAAACAAAACGATAAAGAATATATTAAAACATATACTAAAGGTAGTGATGAATGGTATTATAAAAATATAAAGTATGAAACTTACGATAAAGTGTGTCCATCAATAAAAGATTATATCTATCAAAAACCTTCTCAATTTAGTGTATGTACACTTGGTCAAATGCATCATCTACAAGAAGAAGGATGGACTGGATGGTACTCTAATTATTTTTTACCTAAACAATCAATTGCTGCTTGAATAATATCAAGTTTATTTTTAGCCTGTCTTAATTTCTTTTTTGCATCTTCATTTTTAGAATCTCTTATTTGTTCTAACTCAAATAATGCAAGCTTTAAAGCAAACAAATGATCTTCATTTTCAATATCTTTAAAAATAGCATTTACCAATGAAGGATAAAATTTTTCTTTTAATTTTTCATTACTTAATACCATACCTGATTTTTTAGCTATTCTTAGTACAGTTTTTTCAAACTGTTCTTGTTCTGTTTTATTTTTTTGATAAGTTGACTCGTGTAATTGTTCAATATTCATGTATTTTGTAAGTGCTTGATATTGAGGATTATTTTCTTCATATGGTATTATAGTCGTAAATACTGATTTTTTATCTTCAGTTGTTGTTTGCACTTCTATATTTTTTCTTTCATTATCTATAAAATATGCAGTTAAGAAATTGTCTTTTAAAAATTCTTCAGTTAACATTTTTGTTCTCCTTTATATATTCAAATAAATTTATCGTTGGTTGCCATCCTATATTATATAGTAAAGTATTATCAGCCTTATTGTCTAATCGTTCAAACATATTTCCCACAACACGTTGACAATTGATTTTAAAATAATCTACTATATCTAAAAGTTTATTTGTTACACCTGTACCAATATCAGTTACTCCAACTAAATTAGAGTGTATCAAACTATCTATCGCTTTCACTAAATCATTAACGTGTATAAAATCTCTACTATGATTTGTGTTAATAAAAGGAACATCATTTCTTAATATTCTTGGTATTAACATACTTTCTCTAGCATTAGTACCATATACAGTTGTAAATCTCATACCTAAACTGTTTGCATGTGCTACCTGTTCTAAACCATATTTACTCATTGCATATGGATTTCTCCAAGGCTCATG